TCTTTTTCTACGTCAACTACGTCGTCATCTTTAAAACAGATAGTATTAACGAGTGGTATTGCATCGTAAACCTCAATGATAAATGTTAATAATTGTGATAATTGATTTGCCATATTGTTTTATTTTAATCCTTCAATTATTCTTTGACCTGTTAAATAGTTTGCCCAAAAAAAGAACTCACTTACTTTCCATTGTTCTACCGCCTTGTACTTTGTCACGTCTCCTTTGCAGATAACATCCATTAATACAACATAGTTTCCAAACCTTTCCACAAATTCCCTTTTTAATTCTGACCCCGTCGTCTCTTTTGCATCTTCACCGTAACTCGGGGGGTCAAAAATATAATCATATAACTCATAATGCATTCTTTGCTGACAAAGAAACTCCATAATTATAAATGACATGTTGTGAATGTAAATAGTTTGCCACCATTTTTGCATTACAAATATAGAACAAAATTTACTATAATCTTCGTCTTGAAGGTACATTTCTGCATTAACCAATTGATCTAATGTAAGATCTTGTATCTCCTTGCATTTAAATTTCTTTTCAGGTTTTTTTTCAAGGAGTATCTTAGTCAAAAAATTACACCTTACATTCTCGCCTTGATATCTTATCTTTGCAAATCGATTTAATTTTATGCCTAGAATCATTTGTTAGTATCTTTAAATTAATTTAACCTTTCATATACTTTTTATACTTTTCACCAAACATAGAAATCAATATGTACCTCAACGTATCGCAAGCGTGCCCGAACTCTTGGTAGCTTTGCCCAGTAAGTTTGTCCTTAATCAATTTCTTATTTACCTTGCCTTCTTCATTCTCCGTACAATATTGATAATCATTAATTGAATTGCGACATTTAGAATCAAACGCAATTGTAAGTCCATTAACCTCTCCAGCTAATAATTCATTCGTAAAGTTTCGGGACATAATGACAGATGGATTAGCGCGTGGTATTCGAAAATCAGGCCGCATTGATTTTAAATATCCTTTAATCAATAAATAAAAGTTTTGCCCTTTTTGAATCTTAGTATCTTGCTTTCGACTGGTTGCATCTCCATAAATAAAAAGTCCTTGCCTGTTTGATCCGTATCTTTTTATAAACTCTTCGCACGTATCTTTTAACGTGTTTAAAGGATCCTTTAACATTATCTCATCTATCTGTCGTAAAACATTATTTGATAGCTGAAATACGTTGCACGTCAAGTAAGGGAGTACGTTCTCGTCAAAAGATATGTGAATTGATAGTGTTGAATCATAAGGATATATTCCTACGTGCTTATCGCTTTTAAATTGTTTTAAGAACTCGCCACCGGTGCGGAGTTTACCCCAGTTACCTAATGCGTAAATGTTATAATAGTTTATGTCGTTAATTTTATCGCGCTCAAAATCTGCTATAACATGGACGTCAATAAACCCACCACCTTTACCGTTACCAACAATCCAAATATTGTCAAGATAACAAGTCCGCAAAACCAAAGTATCTCCTGATTCGTTTAATTGCTTAGATTTTATTTTGCTTTCAATATCTGTAAAAATTTCATTGTCAAATATTTGAGTTTTAATAAATGACAGTTCAGAAACTGGATTAAAAATTCCAATAATCTGCTGCCCAACTAAGCCTCTTAAACGTTTCTTGACCTGTTTAAAGTCAATCATGTCAAACTGCGATAGCTCTTCTAAGCATATTTTTTTTATACCAGACAATCCTTTTATCTTCTCGCTGTCATCTAATCCCTTAAATCTAACGTAAGAGCCTGTTAAAAGACATTCAATGTAGTGTTTTTGTATTTTAAAATATTCATTAAGTCCCCAATCGTTAATTATTGTTTTAAAGTCTTGAAATATTGATTGTTCAATGTCAACTGAGAATTTTCTAAATATTAGACTATTATTTTCGATGCCTTCCATCATGTAAACAATTGATTTCTGTACGTAAGAAAATGTTTTTGAAGAGGATGAACCACCATAAATAAATATGAAGCGTATCTTTTCATCAGAAAACGCCACATCTATTTCGTGATATAATTCATTAAATATCCCTTCTTCAAATTCTATACTTTCGATTCCAATCATCTGCCAAATTTAAGTAAAATTCTTTGATTTGTTTCATTGTAAAGGCTTCAAAATCAAAATTTAATACATCAAATTTAAAAGCATTCCAACTAATAAAAAAAATAAACAAACATTTGCAACAGTCATCTTCAGGATTAATTCTAATAAGTAATATTGATTTTTTAAGGAGCAGTATTTTCATCTCTTTTAATTTTTACAATTATTTTCTTTGGTGCAACAGGTGTAACATCTTCAATTTTTTCGACTAGACTATTTAATCTTTGCGTAATGCTTGTATTAAATACTCCGGTCATTCCTCCAGTAATTTGATTAGACCTAATTTCTTGTTTAATGTATGAACAGATGGGCATAAAGTCAGAATAGAGACCGTCTTGGTTTTTAAAGTACTGATGCACGACACCGTAGTTCTTGTAACAAAAAACCTCAAAACCATCTAAGGTATAAGGCAACTTTAGATCGTCGCTCATTCGCTGCCCTTCTTTACCAACATACTGGACTTTTTGCCAACTACCTGCTTGCACTAATAAATCTTCTTTATATAATTCAAAAGCTCTTTCCAATTCGTCTGGTGTTCTAAATACCCTAGTCGGGTGTATGTTTCCGTTTTTTGCCATTACAATAAATTTTTATTAACTATTTCTGCCCATTCACCGTTTTGAAAAATACAATCATCTCCAATAACTAATGCGTTAATAGCCCATGAACTATGTCTAAAACCATCTTCTTGAATAGCTCTAATATGCTTATCTTTTCCAAAAACACAATACAAACCTTTCTTATATCCCATTTTAATCGCTGATCTTTTTAACGCGTCAAAAACTTCTTCTTGAGTTGCTGGTTGCCAGTCAAGATACGAACCAAATTCCAAATTATGTACAAAAGAATCATCGCTTTTAACGCCATAACCAGTAAAATCGTTGCCTTTATAATTTGTATTTGCGCAAAAAATTGTTGGCCATAATAAATCACTTTTATACCACTTTCCATCTTCTAAAACATTCTCAAAAGCACCTGGAAACATTCCCTTTACTTTAGGATCTGTCAAACTCCTTAATTGTTCTTTTGTAATTGTAAAATCACTCATCGTTTAATATTTTTTTTAAGTTCTTTTTTTACTTTTTTAACCATTTTTTCAAATACTAAAAATCCCTCCATGTTTTTAAAAGTAATTAATATTTTTTCTGTTTCTTGTATACCGCTAAACATTAAATCTGTAGATATAGCTATAGGAGCTTCTAGTTTACCAATGCTTATACTAGGAATATTTGTAACTGAATTTTTAGCAAATCCACAAGAAACTATTCCTTTCCCAAAAATATATTGATTACTAATAAGCCCTACATTTTCTTTTTTTCTCATCTTTTTATATTTAATGTTAAATTAATTTCTTCATTTTCAAAGCCTTTTGCTTTAAAATATAATGCTTTTGTCGTCACTGTCATGTATTCCCAGCCTTTAATACTGTCAATTTCATCTATTAAAGACGAAACTGGCATGTTTAAATCAATCGAAAGACTTTTGACGTCATAAGTATCAAAGCATAAAAGAAAGTGCCTTAAAGCTTCTATTTTGCATTTATGCTTTGTTGGTGTGATTCCGTGTTGTGCTATATTTTTCATTTTGTAAAGATATTAATAAATATAGTTTATGTTTATTTTTTTAACGCTTTGTTAACACTTCCAACGCTACAGCCGATTATTCTAGCTATTTCTCTTTGAGATAAAGAAGGGTCTGCTTGTTTTACTTTTACGATTCTAAATTTATAACTTTTCAAAGGAGCTAGATTTATTTCTGCTATCCATTTTTTTAAAACAGATCTATTTATTTCTAATGCAATGCATATTTTTTCAACATCATAATTTTCATTTTTTGAAATAAAAGCTAATAAAGATTCTTTTTTAAGAATCATGCTTTTGTTATTGATTGCGCAATGATCTAAGTTAATTAATTCCATATCTTTTTTTTACAAATATAAATAAAAATATACATACTCACGTTCATTTTTATGTATATTTTAATAGCGTTCACGATGTTCAAGGCTTGTTCGAGGATTAAGTCAATGATATCAGGCTTTCGCAACGTTTTTCATGTTCATGAACAAAAAGCAATCTACAATTTAGTATTCTCTCACGCATAGAAGTATTATATATTATATTAACAATATTATTCTTACATATATAATATATCTATATGTAAGAATTTGTAAGAATTTATAAGTTTAAAATTATATATTCAAAGTTGTTCATGAACATTAAAAACGTTGTTAGCCCTTGGTATGATTGACGAAACACGCGAACAAGCATTGAACACCGCGAACACTATTTTTGCAAAATTGTAAGTTAAGTATTATATTAATGTTAAATTTAACAAAACTTTTGTAGGAAAGTATATGAACAAAAAAACCGCTTTTTAGGGCGGTTTATTACTAACTATTTAAAATTTTATTAATACTTCCTAAGCTAATTGAAAAATGTTTAGCCAATGCCCTCTGGCTCATATTAGGGTCCTTTGTATGCAATAGTTTTACTTTTTCAGATATTGTCATACCCTTAGTGTCAAACAAGATGTTCTTGGCTTCTTTTTCACTTGCAACTTCTTTGCTGACTAATTCATACTGATACATAAAATATTTAACAAGTCTTATTGCTTTTTCAACAGATCCGACATTTATTTGCGCCTCTCTTAATTTTTGGAATGGATAGACATAAACGCTGTCAA